TGTAGACCACAAGACCCCATTAAAGCGTGGTGGTGGTAATGGCAAGGGCAACCTACGAGTACAGAGTAAGACAACTAACAGAAGTGTTGCTAAGACCAGTGGCAATCGAATGAAGAAGAATGGCTAGACCACCTAAAACTAAAGAAGACATTAAATCCCTAGCGGAAAAGGATTTAGAAACCTTCATTCGCCTTGTTGCCCCTCACCGTGTACTAGGTGCTATACACAGTGAACTCTGCTCTTGGTGGACACGACAAGATGCCAAGGATAATCAACTTGTACTACTTCCTCGGGATCACCAGAAGAGTGCCATGATTGCCTATAGGGTTGCATGGTGGATTACCCGGTTCCCTGAGACAACTATTCTGTATGTGAGTGCAACTGCTGACCTAGCAGAGAAGCAACTAAAGTTTGTTAAAGACATTCTTACTTCTGACATTCACCAGTTCTATTGGCCTGAGATGGTTAATAAGAATGAGAATGCAAGAGAGCGTTGGACTGCTGATGAAATTAGTGTTGACCACCCAAAGCGTAAGGCAGAAGGTATTCGTGATGCCACCCTGAAGGCTGTAGGTTTAACTGCCAACACAACTGGCCTCCACTGTAATGTCGCTGTACTAGATGACTTGGTTGTTCCAGGTAATGCTTATTCAGAAACAGGTAGGGCACAGGTTAAATCGATGTATAGCCAACTTGCCTCTATTGAGACAACTGGTGCAAAGGAATGGGTAGTAGGTACACGTTATCATCCTTCTGATCTGTATAAAGATTTGATGGAAATGACTGAACTCTACTTTGAGGAAGAGTCAGATTCTGATGTTGAAACCTCTGTATACGAAACATTTGAGAGGGTGGTAGAAACAAATGGTGAGTTTCTATGGCCTAAGCAACGTCGCCCTGATGGCAAGACATTTGGTTTTGATGATAGGGAACTTGCACGTAAGAAGGCTAAATATCTAGATGTAACTCAGTTCTTTAGTCAGTATTACAATAATCCCAATTCAATTGAAACACAGCAAATTGATAAGGGTAAGTTTCAATACTATAACCGTGAGAATGTAACAAACATTAGTGGTGTATGGTATGTGGGAAACTCTGCGCTTACTGTGTACGCTTCTATGGATTTTGCCTATTCTGTTACTTCTTCATCTGACTATACGGTTATCATGGTTGTGGGAGTGGATGATGAAAGTAATGTTTACATCCTAGACATTGAGAGATTTAAGACTAACAAGATTAGTCAAATGTATACCAAGGCTGAAGCATCCTACCGTAAGTGGAAGTTTAAGAAAATGAGGGCAGAAGCTGTTGGTGCTCAACGCCTCATTATTCAACAGTTTAAAGACTATATGCGTAGTCAGCAAGTAATCTTTACAGTTGATGAATATTATCCTCCTGCCACATTACGTAAAGCAGAACGTATTGCATCTGTATTAGAACCCCGTTATAATAATAATATGATTTGGCATTATAAGGGCGGTAACTGTCAGATTCTTGAGGAAGAATTAGTATTCACCAATAGTGAACACGATGACGTTAAGGATGCGCTAGCAGCGGTTATCGATATTGCTAAACCTGGGGCTTCTAATAGAGCTTGGACAAAGAAAAAAGGAAATGTAATGTATCATTCTAAATTCGGCGGGATTGCTTTCGCATGAATAATAACATCCAAGTAGAATACACTCCAGATAAGCTGGCCTCCCGCATCTCTGATATGTGGGTTATGTGGGATAGCGCCCGTAACACCTGGAAAACAGATAAGCAAGAGTTGCGTCAATACTTGTTTGCTACAAGTACACGTTCAACAACCAATGCTCAATTGCCGTGGAAGAACTCCACAGTTACACCTAAACTCTCCCAGATTCGGGATAACCTCCATGCTAATTACATGGCTGCTCTGTTCCCTTCTGAGAACTGGTTCTATTGGGAATCAACAGATAAGAACCCACAGGTTTACAAGAAGCGTTCTGCCATTGTTAATTACATGAAGCAGAAACTTAAGGCTTCTAACTTTCAGCTTCTCATCAGCAGGCTTGTGTATGATTACATTGATTATGGTAACGTTTTTGTTACTCACGACTATCTGCGTGATGTTGTGGGGACGGTGGTAAAGTATGTAGGGCCTAAAGCCTACCGTCTGGATCCACACGACATCGTTATGAATCCTGTGTGTGATGATTTTCAGAACACACCTGTAGTGCGTCGTATGCTAAAGAGTGTTGGGGATTTCCTCAATGACATTGATACTAAGCCAGCACTAGGCTACAAGAAGGATGTAATCAATAAGGTTATGCAATATCGTCGTGAACTACGTGACGATGCTGAGATGCGTAAGAGTGCCAACATCTCTATTGATGGTTTTGGTTCAATTGATGAATACCTCAATAGCGACATGGTGGAACTCCTAGAGTTCTGGGGCAACATCTATGACCCTGAAACACAAAAGCTATATAAGAATCAAATCATCACTGTAGTTGACCGGATGTTTGTTATTCGGATGCAAGAGAATACCAATTGGCTAGGTGGTAAGCCCATGTACCACTGTGGCTGGCGTCTACGTCCTGACAACCTATGGGCACAGGGCCCTCTGGATCAGTTAGTTGGTCTGCAATATCGTATTGACCACCTAGAGAACCTAAAGGCTGACGTATTTGACCTAATTGCCTATCCGGTGATGAAGGTTAAGGGCAATACAGTTGAAGAGTTTGAGTATGGTCCTGGTGAAGTTCTATTCTGTGGTGATGAGGGTGACGTAGAGTTCCTTCGCCCTGATGCCACAGCACTACAGGCTGACATCCAGATTAACGAGTTGATGAATCGGATGGAAGAGCTTGCTGGTGCTCCTAAGCAAGCAATGGGTATTCGTACTCCTGGTGAAAAGACCAAGTATGAAGTACAGAGCCTAGAGAATGCTGCTGGTCGCATCTTCCAAAGCAAGGTTAGTTGGTTTGAACGCAACATCCTAGAGCCCCTACTCAACGGTATGCTTGCTGATGCAATCTCTAATTTTGAGGGCATAGAGCGCATCAGGAGCGTAGATGAGGACTTTGGTACTGAAATTTACGTTGAAGTCACCAAGGACGATCTGATGGCTTCTGGGAAGATGTATCCGATGGGTGCAAGGCACTTTGCTGAACAGGCTCGCTTTGTACAAGAATTGACCCAAACAATGAACATTGTTCAGGCAATCCCAACCGTAGGTGCTCACATCTCAGGTAAGGCAGTTGCCAAGGCCCTTGAAGAGAACATGGGATGGGGTAACTACTCCATTGTTCGTGACAACGTATCCATCATGGAACAAGCTGAAACACAGCGTCTAGTGAATCAGGCTAGTGAAGATATTCAAACAGAGGCTGCTGTTTCACCAGAAGGCCCAATGCCAGAAGAGATGAGTAATGAACCACCTACTGCTTAAACACCGCCCTAAAGATACGACTGAAGAAGAGTTTAAGAAGTCTTGGGATAACGTAGGGTATAGCCTAAGTGCTCTAGCAAGTCTTCTATCTCATCTAATTAAAGAGAATGAAAAAGTGAAACGGGACGACTTTGACTGTCCCAACCATTATGCAAAACTTGCATTTCAAGCTGGTGAGAATAAGGCTTATGACTTAATCCTTTCACTTCTCCCCAGCAGTAGTAAATAATAAAGGAATCAATTCGTGACCAACGAAACAACTAATCTATTCACTGGTACGACAGAGCCAGTAACCATCCAGCCTCCTGCGACAACAGAGGCACCGTCGCTGTTAACGGCCCTTGTAGGGGATACACAGAAATATAAGACACCAGAAGAACTCGCTAAGGGTTATGCAAATGCAGAGGAATTCATTAACACTCTAAAGAATGAGAATGCTGAACTCCGTAAACAAGTAACTCAGGCTAAGAGTTTGGATGATGTTTTAGCCAAGCTGAATGAACGCGGACGCAATCAAGACGACAACCTTGATACTCAATCTCCAGGATTGAATGCCGATGCAATTGCTCAAATTGTGCAACAACAAATCTCAGGTATTGAAACAGCTAAGAGTAGGCAAGCTAATCTGGAAAAGGCTGACAAAGCCATGAAGGAGAAGTTTGGTGAACGTGCATCAGAAGTATTTGCTAGTGCTGCTGCAACCCCGGAACTCCGGGATGTTTACACGAAACTAGCTGCTGTAGACCCTGATAAATTTGTTTCTTTGTTCTCAGGTGCTGCTCCACAACAAGGTGGAACAGTGGACACAAGCAATGTTAATACGGCGAGTGCGCTAAACGCATCCCCTCGTGTTGAACAGTGGAGCAAGGATTGGGTAACAAAAGTCCGTAAGGAAGACCCAAAGAAATACTGGAGTAGTGATTTCCAGTGGCAACTTGCTCAAAACACTTCTAAATATTTTCGTTAAGGAGATTTAAAAATGGCTGGTATGGATTATACCCAAGTAAATGCGAACCTAGTTCGCTCAGAGATTTGGTCAAGTGAACTCAAGGACGTTCTACAAGAGCGTCTAATGGCTGATGGCATGGTTCGGTGGCTTCAGGATTTCCCTGATGGCAACCAGCTAACCATTCCTTCAATCGGTGAACTCCCAATGCGGGAGATTTCAGAAGGCACTCCTGTTGCCTATGATGCGCTAGACACTGGTGAGTTCAACCTATCAATCGACCGATATGTTGAGAGCGCCACCTACATCACCGACAAGGCTAAGCAAGATGCCTATTACTCACAACAACTCATTGGCATGTTCCCTGCCAAGATGCGTCGTGCCCTAGATGAGAACATGGAGTCTTCAGTTCTCTCCCTAGCTAACACCCAGACTGTTAACGACCTAAACAGCATCAATGGTGCTTCACATCGTTTCGTTGCCTCTGGTGCCACTAACACTGTTCTTTCCCTAGATGACTTCGCTAAGGCTAAGTATGCTCTAGACAAGGCTGCTGCTTTCGGCGCTCGTGTTGCAGTTCTAGATCCTTCACAAGAGTACGTATTCAACAACCTCGTTGGTGCTCAGGCTTTCACTAACAACCCAGCTTTCCAAGGTGTTGTTCAGACAGGCTTCAGCGACAGCGGTATGCGTTTCATCCGTAACTTCTTCGGCTTTGATGTGTATGTCAGCAACTTCCTTGCTACACCTGTTGACACCACCATTAACTCCATCTCTGTTCCTGCTTCACCCGTAAGCAACATCTTCATGACCACTGGTGGCGATCTTACCCCATTCGTAGGTGCCTATCGTCAGATGCCTCGTGTTGAGTACGAGCGCAACAAAGATCTACGTCGTGATGAGTATGTCATGAACGCTCGCTTCGGCCTCAAGCTCTTCCGTCCTGAGTGCCTAGTGACCATCATCAGCAAGTCAACTGTTTAATAGAAAGGAGTCATTAACATGGCCCGCAAAAATACTTGGTCAAATGCTGACGGTCTAGTCGTTGGTTTTGGTCCCAATACCCCTGAGAAGTATGCTCAGACCACCGAAGTAGATAACACCCCTGTAAAGGCTGCTGTTGTTCGCTTTGACTACGCTCAAGTCAACACTTCTGCCTCTGGTTCAATCTATTGGACTGCCCCTGCTGGTTCCACTGTTATTGCAGTTGAACTAGTTGTGGATCAGGCTTGGGTTGGCGGTACTTCACTTGAGTTCGGTGACGCTTCTGACACTGATGGTTTCCTAACCACCACTCAGGGTGCCACTGCTAATCTAACCGCTGGCGCTAAGATTGTTGGTGCTGGTCTTTACACCAAGGGTGCCACTGATACCGCTGCTCAAGAGTTCAAGGTGTACGCATCTGCCACAGTTTGCTCTGTGCTTCGTGCAGGTACCTTCACTGCTGGTAGTGCTTCACTAAAGATTTCTTACATCTAAGTGTAAGAACATGGAACCCCAGGGAAACTTGGGGTTCCTTTTATTCATCTAGGAGAATAGATTGGCCAATATCCAGCACTCAGCGATTCCCGATGGGCAACGGCATGAGCCCAAAGGTATTTCAACCGCTACTAATAAACAAGTCTATATTGCCAATGGTTCTGCTAGTGGTGCGTGGTCTAAGATTGGTCCCATTAGTTTATCTGGTGTAACCACTAATGGAACAGTAGGGCAATTCGTAGCTGTAGATGGTGCAGGTAACTTTGTACTTGCTTCAGCACCTTCAGGTAGTATTTATTTCTATAACATTGGTACACCTTACACCCTAACATATCCATCTGTTTTTACTAAGGCAGCACCTACAACTGTAGCATCAGGAACTGCTGTACTAATTACAGAAGGAACTAATGCTCGTCTTACTTATACAGGTACAGTTAATGCCTTGCTAGATGTAGTATTTAATGTGAGTCTAGACCAAGCATCTGGTGCTAGCAGAGATATTGAAGTTGCCATTTATAAGAATGGATCTTTAGTTAATGGTAGTAATGCAATTGTCACCACTACAACGGGTGAGAAACACAATCTTGCTTGTCATGCTGATGTTTCAGTAGTGACAAATGATTATCTAGAAGTTTATGTGAAGAATGGCGGTGCATCAGGTGATGTGCGTATTTACACCTTTAGCTTATTCGCTACAACTGCTGGGGCTTAAACATGAAAATGAGTCTTCTTGATATGTGCCAGAATATTCTGAGTGCCCTAGACTCAGACCCAGTAGATGATATTGCTGAAACAGTTGAAAGTGTTCAAGTAGTAGAAATTATCCGTGAGAGTTATTATGAACTTATGTCTTCACGGCAATGGGGATTTCTACGGCAACTCACACAACTAACAGGACTTGGTGACACTACTAATCCTACACGAATGCAAATTCCTGCAACACTGAACAAGATTTATTGGGTCAAGTACAACGGGGTTGAGATGACGTACTTGACACCAGAAGACTTCAACGATATGATCGCTCAAAGAGAAGCACAAGCGTCCATTGTAGACTCTAATGGTTATGGGTTAAATAAAGACCCTAGTTATTGGACTTCTTATGATGATAAATACTTAGTATTTGATTCTAGAGACTCTAGTGTAGATAATACTCTTCAGCAATCTAAGTCTAGTGTATATGGTGTTAAAGAAGCAACATTCACTTTAACCAATACATTCACTCCAGATATTCCAGAGAAGTTCTTCCCTACTCTACTTTCTGAGGCTAAGGCTCAAGCATTCGTAAACCTAAAGCAACAGAGTAATGTGCGAGAGGAACGTAAAGCACAGCGCGGTAGGGTTATGCTTAGGAATGAAGCCTGGAGGAATAAACTAGGCGAAGAGAAATACAATCGTAAAGTTAACTACGGGAGAAAGTAAACATGGCAACTCGTTCAGCAAAAAGTAAAAAAGCAGACGAAGATTTTGAACAGTATCAAGAATATTCAAAAAAAGAAAGTAGTGCAGAGAAAAAAGCAGGTCAACTTTCTAATGAAAGTAACCGTATTATGGGAACACTTAATTATTTAGGTGGTAAAGAAGCTGGTGATAATGCAGAAGCCGCACGTAAAAAACGACTTTCTATGGCAGATGAAGATGCTCAGTATGCACGAGAAAATGCAGCACGTAAGAAAAAAGATTATTATAAATCTTCAGAAGAATCGTACAATGAAAAGCGTAAATTAGAAGATGTGAACAAGAAGAATAAGTGGAAAGGTACTATGTAATGGCAACTATGAAACAGAAAGAGCAGCAAGACTTAAAAGCATTTATGGCTCAAGCAGAGAAGAAGATTGAAGAAGTAGAAGTAACTCTAAAGTATGAAATGCCAGAAGAGCCTAGTGGTTTGCAAGATGTGAATAAACAAAAAGGTAAGGGGTATATGAATGGCTGAAGAAGTTAAAAACCTAATGGATGGTATTTGGGCTAAGAAGGCAGAGAAGAAAGCCTCTGCTGAAGAGCGCAAGAAGGATAAGGAAGAGAATGGTGTTATTAATCGTCTTCTTGTTGAGCGTCTACCAATGGGCCTATATCACTGCCGTTATGAACTAGGTGGTCCTATTCCTGGTGAGTTTGAAGGGTTGTTTACAACAGTAACTCGCATTAACTCTCTTGCCCAGCGTCGTTGGGGTAACACAGATAAACTAAAAGCAGCATACTAAATCATGGCAGCACAAGGGTCAGTTGAGGATAGCTTTACCTTCGTACAAGGTTTAGTCACCGAAGGTGGCTTCTTTGTGCATCCTAAGAATGCTTGGAAGGATGGAGTAAACGTAGTACCCAATGTTGATGGTAGTGTTGAGAGAAGGCTAGGTGCTGACTATGAAGAGTTGTATTCCCTTTATGCTGCTGGTATTGACACATCTGAGAGGGACTCATGGGCCTTCACAACAGAACAATGGAACACTGTAGGGGGTAATGGCAACCTAGACTTCTTTGTTGTGCAGCTAGGCCCAACAATCCACTTCTATGAGAGTGCTACAGGTGCTGTGAGCAATCGTAAGAAGGCATTCACCATTAACCTAGTTGACTATGTGTTTACAGGGTTTACAGGTATTGTAGGAACCCATGTTATTAAGGCTACATCTGCCTACGGCAAACTTGTTATCACCTGTAAAGACATTGAGCCAATCCTTATCATCTATGCTCCTTCTACAGACACCATTGAAGTACGTAAACTAGAACTCCTAATCCGTGACTTTGATGGCTTACGTAGCCCTAAAGCAGACACAGCAGAACTAACACAATCTCAGTGGACAGCCCTAACTCCTTCCTTCTGGCCTCATGCCCTTTACAACCTATATAACCAAGGTTGGAAGGATGCTCAAATCAATGCTTATAAACTTGCTAAAACGAATCTGTATCCAGCAAATAGTAAGCAGTGGATTTATGGTAAGAATACAGATGATGACTTTGATGTTGAAGTTTTAGATAAGCAAGACTTTGGTAGTATGGTTGCTCCTAAGGGCCGTGCAATCCTTAAAGCCTTCTATCAGGATAGGGCAGCAGCACTAACCGATATGGCAGATACTAATGCTGGTACAGCAGTTACTTCCATCGTACCTGACACAGCATCAATCATCGACAATCTTAATTGGAATTAATAAGGAATAATAATGGCTGATATTCCAGTTAACTATGATAATAGCAGGCCTAAAGTATGTGCCTTTTTTGCAGGTAGAATCTGGTATGCTGGTATCGAGAGTAATGAGAAGAATGGATGGATTTTATTTACTCAAGTTGCAACTGATCTAGCTAAGTTCTATAAGTGTTATCAAGAGGGTGATCCAACCTCAGAAGTATTTAGTGACTTAGCAGATAATGATGGCGGTGTAATTGTTATCCCAGATGCAGGGGAAATTGTAGAATTAAAGCAACTTGGTCCTTCTATCATTGTGTTCTCTACAAATGGAGTATGGCAAATCATTGGTACTGACCAAGGGTTTAAGGCCACATCTTATAGTGTAGATAAGATTAGTAACGTAGGTTGTATTGGTAGTAAGACAGTTGTAGAAGTAGAAGAGTCAATACTTTATTGGACTAACACTGGTGTATCAGTTATTAAACTAGATCAAACTGGTTTAGCTGATATTAAGAATATTACAGATGCTGTAATTAAAACATTCTATTCTGATATTCCAATCCTCAATAAATACTATGCAGAGGGTGACTATAATTCCACAGATAAGATTGTTTGGTGGGCATACAATAAAGATGATATTTCATCAACTTCAGCAGGACGTTATAGGAAGAATAGAATACTATGCTTGGATATGCGTCTTGGTGCTTGGTATGTTTATGACATTGCAAATGGTAGTCCAATTCCTGTTTCAATTGCCGTAACACAATCATCACGAGAGACAACACAAGAGTATGATGTAATTGCTGGTGTTGACAATGTACTTGTAGTTGCTGATGAACTCGTTGCAGATATTCCAGTAGTGGAGTCTTATGCAAGAAAGTTTAAGATTCTTACTCTTCATCCTGTGACAGCAGAGAACTACAGTGTTACTTGGAGTGAACTAAAGGACACATCCTTCAAGGATTGGTACACCTACAACTCCACAGGGTTTGATGCTGCTGCATACATGCTGACAGGCTATATGCTTGGTGGCAACGGTCCTGCAAGGGCTAAGACAGCAGGGTACGTCAGTGTGTTCATGAAGCGCACTGAGACTGCTTTTGATGCCTCTACGAACCCCTTAAACCCCTCAGGGTGCCTCTTGCAAACAAGGTGGGACTTCACTGACAACACCTACCCTGGTAAGTGGAGTGATGACTACCAAGTCTACCGGCAACTACGTCCCTTCTTTGCTGAACCCTCTACAACCTTTGATGACGGGTATCCCCTAGTCATTACAAAGAATAAGGTTAGGGGTCGTGGTAAGGCACTCCAGATGAAGTGGTCTAGCGAATCCGGTAAGGATATGAAGATTGTTGGGTGGTCAACTACTTTTGCTAGTAATACTAATGTCTAACCTAGAAGTGTTTTGGGAAGATGCTGATGGCTACTTAAAGTTTCAATGGCATGATGGCAATGTGTTTGCCCACTCTGAAATCTTTAATTGGTCTAAAAGTGTATATGTTAAAGCACAGGCAGTATGGCAAGTGGCTAAAGAGGAACTTGCCAGTGAGGGTGTAGAAACTATTTATGTTGCCATCCCTGCCAATAATACTAAATTAATTAAGTTTGAAAAGATGTTTGGTTTTCAACCAATAACAACTCATCAAGATGTTCTTTATATGGTTTGCTCAACGGAGGTAAAATAATGGGTGTTGATCCAATCAGTGCTGTAGTTATTGCTAGTACAGTGGGTTCTATTTATTCAACCCGAAAAGCAGGCAAAGCGGCACAGAGTCAGGCTCGTGCTGAACAACGTCGAGCAGAGATTCAGAATGTACGGTCTACTCGTCAAGCAATCCGTGAGGCTCGCCTAGCACAAGGTTCCATTGTTAGCCAAGGGGCTCTAAGTGGCACTATGGGTAGTACAGGTGTTGCTGGTGGGCTCTCATCTGTTTCTTCACAACTAGGTGGCAACCTAAACTACATTGCCTCAATTGCAGAAGAGAACACCAACATCTTCAATGCTCAAATTGCAGGGGCTAAGGCTGCTACCAATGCTTCTATCTTTGGGTCTGTAGGAAGCCTTGCAGGTAGTTTTAAAGGCATGGGTACTACTCCCGGTGTTGAGCCAACCTCTAGGTACACTAGTGGTAATCTAGGATCAGGGGATTAAATGGCACTCGACAATGAACAATCAATGGACTTCGTTGCAGAAGAGCCCCAGCAAGACTTTACCGGATTCACTGCTGAAGATCAGAATAACTTAGGTGTTTCCGAGAAGGGTAACTATGAGTACCTAAAGAAACTAGTTAGTGTTGCTGTAGATAGACCTGAAGAGATTGGGGATGTTGACTTTAACTCCACCATTAGGAATGCCTACCCAGAAGTTGCAGACCTGAACAATCTACTTGATTATGATGCTGGTACTGCCTATGCACAGAAAGGCATCATCAAGGGTGTTGAACTTGCTGCACAGGCAATTGATAACCGTCTTGCCTATAGAGAACAACAACAACGTAATCACATTTATGAACTAAATGAAATTACTCAGGCAGCAGTAGATAAGATTATTTCCTCTTCCCCTAAGGTTGTCATTAACAACACACCACAAAAGTTAGCGGAAGTAGGAACAGCCTCTACACCATCAGCTTCTTATAATGCTGTTGTGGAAATGCTAAACAAGAAGGCATCTAGTGTTGCTGGTAATGTTGGCTCTATTGTTTGGGGTTTTACTCCAGGTGCTCTTAAAGAGGCTTATGACGTAGGTGAGTTTGCTAAAGAATACCTAGGTGAGTCTGCTGGTATTGAATCAGCTACTGGCCTTAAGTATGAGGCAATGGATAAACTAAAAGGATATTACAAGACTCTCAATGAAGAAGAGCAAGTATCCTTTGCTAACACCATGTATGAGCACTTTAAGAACAACCTAGCCACTACGGCCACAGGTGCTGCACAACTCACTCTTGAGATTATGAGGGGTGAAGATGTAACTCTTACAGATAAAATCTTCAGTCAAGTAGAACGTGCAGCTATTCCCTTAACTGCTGCCTTTGGTGCTGGTCAATTACTAAAGGGTATGCGAGGCATTGCTGGTGCTGCAAAGATGTCTCAGATTGAGAAGCAACTTGCTGAGGTTGGCGCTAAGGATGCAATTGTTGCTGGTGCTGCACAACGTATGGCAAGCAAGGGTGCTGCTCAAATCGTAGGTGCTGTAACTGGTGTTACAGATATGGTTGATGCTGCAAAGCTAGTGACACTGGCTAGCTCTAAGGTTATGCCGGAAGCCGTCACTACTGCGGTTAGTGGTCTACAAGACTTACTCCGTACAAAGACAGATGCCTTTGTTGCCAATATGCGAGAGACAATTGCAGCAAAGAACATCAGGTCCACTGAGGCAGCAGAGCAACTGTCTACATTCCAGAAAACCTATAGCCCAGCGATGAATAGGGAAATCCATTCCTTTCACCCTAACACCGCTGATGACACTGGTGCAACTATCCTTCTCAAGCCCTCAGATGAGACTTCCTATCTAACAAAGGAAGCAGCAGAGATGGCTGCTAAACTAAAAGACCCAACAGGTAAGCTAGGCATCAAGGTTGTACCTGATACAACTAATTCTGGTTATCTTGTTAATGACAATGTTTTCCAAGCACGACAACTTGAACGTGCTTCACTGGAAGCTGCCTATATTAAAGAGATGGCAACCCAGGAGAGAGCTGTTAATAAGGCAGTTAAGATTGGAACCCCTACTCCAGCCCCAGCATCACTATTAAACAGCAAGCCTACTTACTTCTATAAAACTAATAAGTTTGACCTACTCTGGGACAGTGAACTAGATAAGGCAATCTATCAACTAGGTAGTAAGACAGCGCGTAGCAAGAGTGATGAGGAAGTATTCCAATGGGCTAAGGGACAACTAGGCATTACAAACGATGCCAAGGCTTATGCAAACATTGCCGCTAAGGCAGGGGAGATTCGTTCCTACCTACGTAAAACAACAAGTCAACTCTCTGGTGGTACGTTAAACATCCCTCGTCAAGTGGACAATGCACTTGAGAAGGTTGGTAAGACAGGTGAGAGTTCAACCAAGAAGCTAGACAAGCTACGCAATGACATTGACTTCCTAGACCAGCAAATCAGTGCTATGAAGGGCGCTAGGACCGGGCTGGTACAGGGGTGGCTCCTTGAGCAGAAAGTGTCTCCTACGGGCTTATACAAGGATCTAGGGGCATTCAAGGAAGATGACATCAATAGCCTTGTTCGCTTCTCCTTTGGGGATTGGACATTAGGTACAAGTTCAGAACTCTATACCAACCGTGTTGTTGGTGTGTTACAGAGTAGTCGTTACCTAAAACTACTAACTGAGTATGTGCGTCCTACCCTTGAGAGTTTGAATAAGAAAGAACGCATCATCCTTAACGATGCCTTAGTCAAGGGTGACAAGGCAGGAGAAGAGTTCACAGAGGCTGAACTAATTAACATGGGTGCTAGTGCCAAGGCTGTGCAAGCCTACATGGAAGTACGCACCTTACGTAACACCATGTACGTTGTACGTAATGATGCTGCTGCAAAGTCCCTAACTGGTAAGGGCTTCTTTAGCCTCAAGACACCCCCAATCCTAGATGAACCAGGGCAAATGTTTGGTAAGCCTGTAGAGGCATCTGCTGCTAGTGGCAAGAGTGTCTATTCTGTTTCCCAAGAGATGCCTGTAAGTGTTGATGAGAAACTACTACGCAGTGACAACATTCTTTATGAACTGTGGAAGCCAGTAACCATTAAGGGTAAGGAACATCGCTTCATTGCCATTAGCCCTAATGCTGTTGTAGAGGAACCCATCAAGGTTGTTATCCCCTATCGCAAGGGTGAGTTCAAGCGATCATACACAGATGAATACTGGGTTAAGTACAAGGGTACATCTGTTGTTGATGGTGTTGCAGAACCTGAAGGTAGGTGGTTAGCCCATCGTACAGCAGGCAGTAAGAAGGATGCTGAACTCTATGTCAAGACATTCAATGCTGCTGTAGACGCCTTTAAGCAAGGGGAACTAACGCTTGAGAAGGCAGCAACCATGCAACCTTTTGGTTGGAAGCCTGAGGATTTCATTGAAGCCCTAAACAATAATAGGTTTGGCTACGATCCTAAGATGGAAGTTAAGTTCAATCGCACTGATGATGACTATCTAAACGATATGCAATCTACAGGTGGTAGCCAGTTCTCACAAGAACGCGGTGAACATATTAAGTCTGTCTATGGGGAATCAACACCAAACACCCTGGCCCCAATTGATTCCATTGCTGCTGAAATCAGTAATACAGCATTCATGGTTCCTCTAACTGAGTGGCGAGATGTTGCCATTCACCGTTGGTATAACACCGCTAAGGATATTCTCCCTGATGCCGCTAAACTCATGGCACCAGAGAAAGCCTTCTACTATATGGTGAATAACAAGGGAACTTATACAGGTAATGACAGTAGGGCTCGGTTTGCACAACGGGTACAAGACTACGTTATGCACGAGGTGTCTGTTGCCACTAAAGAAGAACAACTGTGGCAAGCAAACATGCGGGCTGTAAGTGAAAAACTAGAGGGAGCAGGTAATAGCAAGATTATCCAATTAACAGGGGCAGGACTACGCAATGCAGACTTTGTAGGGTTTGCTCGTGCTGTGTCATTCCACGGGTTCCTAGGGGGCTTTAATCCTGTGCAGCTACTGGTGCAGGGCCTTAACGCTGCTAACGCGGTTGTCATTAGTCCCTTGCATGGTCTCAAGGCATCTAGGGAAGCAGGCTTGTTACGCCTAGCCCTGATGAGTGATAACCCTGATGTGTGGAAGTCTGTTGCTTCACTAGACAAACTATCTGCCCTAGGGTTGTCCAATGCTGCTGATTTTGAAGCCACTGTTAAGGCAATCCGTAGGTCTGGTCTACTAGACGGTATTAACTCTACTTCTCTGTATGGTGCTGAAACAGGTAAGTACGGTTTGTTTAATAAGACTACCCGTGCTGCTGGTGGTGCTAGTGCCTTCTTCTTCAACCGTGGTGAAGAGATGAGTCGAATCATCAGCTTCTCAATTGCACGAAGGGAATACCAAGTTGCCAATCCTGGTATTGATTGGACAACAGATGCAGCACTAAACTCAATCATCCGTAGGCAAGACAATCTAACTCAGAACATGGGGAATGCCAACCGTGCCTCTTTCTCACGTGGAGTATTATCAATTCCTACACAGTTCCTACAATATCCAATTAACCTAGGTTTAAATCTCTTATACTCCATCACTGGTAATAAACGTGCATTCACTCGTAAAGAGGGTATTGCATTATTAACTGGTCATGCGTTATTATGGGGTACTGCTGGTGCAGGCATGGGAACCTCTTGGGATATTCAAGAGGTACTTGGTGCTGCTGTTAATGATATGTCACCAGAAGAGAAACTATATATTCAACAAGGTGTAGCAGCAGGTATTATTAACACCACTGCACTTGCTATGACTGACCAACCCTTAGAGTTGGCACTTGGCGCACGGTTTGGTACCTTTAATTCTTACTCAGACATGGTGGATACCTTGTTTGGTTCTGAAGGACAGGATGTTCGTGACCTAGCCTTTGGTGCTTCTGGTGGTGCCTTTCTACGCTTTGGTAAGAACTTTGCAGATGCTGCCCAACTGTTCTGGTACAACAAGGATAACTTCACAACTGAAACAGTGTCTGAGGGTTTGAAACTACTTGCTACAGGTTCTTTCAGCAGCTTGAATAACATCCATAAAGCCTACATTGCAGAGAATGCAAGGAACATGGTGCTTAGTCGTTCTGGTGATCCTCTCTATGCTGTAACTGAGGGGCAACGGTTTGCCATGATGATTGGACTTCCCCCAGCATCAGGATATGACTATGAGCAACTGATGCAACATAATAAACACCTACAGGATATGTATGTGAAGATTGCTAAGGATATTGGACGTTATCAGGCATTAGGTTTAACTGCACTTGAAGCTGGTGACACTGTTGCCTATGAGCAGCACATGAGTGTCATCTATGCCCTACGGGCTGGTCTAAGCCCTATGGATAAAATTAAAGTTGATAAGGAATATCATAAAATGTGGGTTAATAGTAAGCACAAGGAACTTCTAATTTCTAGGCTGAAGAAGGGCGAAGAGCGTACACCTTTAATCATTAGCGGCGGGGAGGCACGATAATCATGGCTACCAGTTTCCAAAGAGAACTAACAACCCCTAGCCTTGCTGCTGCTGATGCCTCTGCATCTGTACGGGCAATTCAACTCAAAGGGGAAATGATTGGTGGTGTTATTGGCCTCGCTAAAGAAGGCTATAACATGTACAAAGAAAGTAAGTTCAATGAGATTCGGCAAGAGGCTGAAGCACTTCCACGTGAGGCCCTAGAAAGAGGTATTCAGTCTCAAGAGGCAGCACAGAAACTCAGTGTATTTGGTCCCGTCTTAAAGACTCAACAAGATATTGTTAAGCAGACAGAAGAACAAATGGCTGCTGAAGGCCTTTCTATGGCTGACCAAGAAGAACGTAAGAAAGCCATTGGTGAACTATCTACTTACGTTGACACTGCAAAGCGTCTAAAGGCTGCTTCTGAGCAGGGCATGTCTCCTATGGAATACACCACCCGTGTACGAGAGTTAACCCGTAAAGCCATTGGTATGTTCCCAGGATTGGCCCCAGAGATTCGTAAGGAAATCGGTAGTGCAACAGGTATGCAGTATGCAGATGATTATGCTGCCCGTAAGTATGTGGAACAGATGTTCACACAGCCTCGTCAAGCTGACCAAAGCAAGGCAATGGAAAGGGATGCAGTAGTCATCAACAAGAACCTTGCTATCCCTATGCAGCAAATTGAGGCTATGCGTGGTACACCAGAGTACCAGCAAAACCTAACACGAGCCTACGAGATTGAAGGACTAGAACAAGTAGCCCGTCAATCTAAACTACAAACAGATGCTCTGTCTAGTACTTCTGGTCCACAAACAATCCTAGGTTTACAGGCACTAGGTAATGAGGCTGCTGCCAAGGCAACCATTGACTTTGCAAAGTACCAGCAAAGCAACGCAACCCTGTTTGCCACCCTTACAGATAAGGTTAACAGGGGTGAACTAGATGATGTGAATAAGACACACACTGAACTACAAATCATCAGCACACAAGCAGCTAACATCATCAGTAAGAACTTTGCTAATTCAGAACAAGCATTGGATGAGAAGTGGGCTGTTGGTGCTCTCAGTAAGGATGATTATGAGAAGGGTAAGGTACTTCTAAAGAATGCTAAGGATAGGGCCCTTGGACAGTTTGACATGAACAACATGTCCACTGTTGCTAAGATTCTTGTTGCCCATAAGGATAAGAGTCTAACTGACCAACAAAAGATTCTCAGTGCATCTATGGAGTTTGTTAAGCTCTTCGGCCCTACAGAACTAATTGCCTCTTGGTATGGTAGTGCCGCAGATAGTTCTACACGTAAAGAAATTATGAAGGCATATCCTTCATTAGGTAAAGTCTTAACAGACATGGAACCTACCCTTACAGGTTATGGACGTTCTGTAAGTGGTCTATCAGAAGGCACGGGCAGTATTGAAATGGCTCGTGCCCTAACAGATGCCAAGGAAACACCTACTCCCACCCCTGTTCCTGCTCCTGCCCCAGGCATCACACCAGAGGTTAAGAAGGCCCAACTAGAGGCTGTAGCACTAGAGGGAGAGTTAACCCTAAAGAAACTACAGAAGAATCCTACAGCCAACATCACTAAGGCAGATGCCAACCTACTAGGCACCCTACTTAATAATGGTGTTGAATATAATCAGCCTGTTAAGATTATCCAGACAAACTATGCAGATGTAGCTAAGATTTTCACTCGTGTACTTCCTGAAGATCAGGCTAGCATTAAGGCTGCTGTATCAAATACAATTGCAACAAATAGCAATAAGGTTATTCAGTCTACAGACACCATTAACAAGATGCACGGCACAACCCTAAAGGTTGGTGTGCGTCCTTCAGGTGCCATTGGTGTCATTCCTCCTATGGATTTACTTCAGTCCATTCAACTTGAGAGTCCTTATGCAACTCCGGGTACTGGTGGTAAGCGTCCTGACTTTGGACCTTTTGGTGTCTACCCTGAACTCAAGTATAAGAGTGTTATTCCCGGTAAGGAAGAAGAGTTCCGTAAGTATGTAGAGGGCACTAAACTATGGGAGAGTACCCAGAGTGCCAGAGTTAATAATATGGTACTTAGTAAAGCTATTGTCACTGGTGAACAAGCATCTAAAATTGGAGGTGAAATTGCTGGATACATTGAAGCTAAACGGGAAGTACCTTCTTTCTATTCTAATGTGCCTACCGCTCCTGTTGCTACAGCCCCAGCAACAGAAACAGGAGTGCCTTTAGCTGAACCCCAAATGACAAATAAGGATCGTGCAGCAGTTGATGTGAAGGCACTAGAGGCAGAACTAAAGCGCATTGAGAAGAAGCCCTCTTGGATTGCTGAAGCTGCTTGGCAGGAACAAAGGAATATCCTTCAGCAAGAGCTGGTTAAGGCACAACAGGCAGCTAAATAATGACATTCCATCTAGGAACCCGCAGTATTAGTAACCTTACAGGGGTGCATCCTGACCTTGTAGGTGTCATGCACGAGGCAATTAAGAATAGTCCGCATGACTTCACAATTACAGAGGGCCTTAGAACAAGGGAGAGGCAGAAGGAATTGTTTGATAAGAAACTCTCTCAAACAATGAACTCAAGGCACCTGACAGGCCATGCTGTTGATATTGCAATCATCAAGAGTGGTAAGGCTTGTTGGGATGTACAACTCTTTGAAGAAGTAGTGCTGCATATTCAATTCATCTCTAAAGAACTAAATGTTCCTCTTGTCTTTGGGGGTCACTGGAGAACATTCAAGGATTGGCCCCACATTGAGCTTGATAGAAAGGTATACCCATGAAAAGTGTAGCTATTGTGAGTAGGCAATGGAATAACCCCAAGATTGAGGCATTCATGACTACTACTGGTGTTGGTGCCTCAATGGATGTGCAGGATGTTCTTGTAGCCCTTGTAGAGCAGATTGGCAACCCAGCAACAATGATGACTAAGAAGCAACTTCTAACCAAGATGCAGGCTGCATGGGAAGTTGTTGAGAAGGAAATCAAAGAAGCAACTAGGCACGTATGAGTACCGCCCTATTTGGTAAAGATGCAATTACAGGGAGTCAAGACCCTGTAATCATTACAAACAACGCACTCCATACAAACCAGTATGTGTGGGACACAGCAACCCTTACGTGGATTAAACAAGTACAGAGTAGTTCAACAGGTACCTCTGCTGATGTAAACATCACCAATACATCTATCCCTGTAACTCAGAATGGGTCTTGGACAGTAAACACTATTGCCCCTGTATATACAAAGAGGTATGAACAGGTGAGTGATATCTTAGCCTACCTTGGTGATGCTGCTGTTGGTTCTGCAACTACAAATGCTGTATGGAGGATTCAGAAACTAGACTTCGGCAGCACAGGTAGTGTCACCATTACCTTTGCAGATGGTAATACAAATTTCGATAATGTCTGGAACAACCGGGCAAGCCTTTCATATTCTTAAGGAGATAATTCATGGCCGCATATAACAAATTTCAGGATTTCTCAGAGCAACTGGTTCGTGGTGTTCACGATTGGGATGCCAATACATTCAAGATTGCCCTGACCAATACTGCACCAGTAAATACACAGGTCAGTCTCGACACTGTTACCAATCATCCAGCCCCTACTGCTGCTAACGGCTACACCGCTGGTGGCACTGCAACAACCATTGCTGTCAGTGAGACATCTGGCACCACAACTGTCACTGGTACTCAAGTAGTGTTCACTGCAACTGCTGGTGGTATTGGTCCCTTCCGTTATGCAATTCTGTATAACGACACTGCTACATCACCTGCTGATGCTCTCATTGCCTATTGGGATTATGCCAGTTCAATCACCCTTGCTGACACTGAAACATTCACTGTTAAGTTCAACAACACCACTCCTGGTACAATCTTCACCCTCGTCTAATCATGACAATCGTCTATAGGTCAACCAAGGGGAGTAATCTAACTCCCTCTGAGGTGGATGGGAACTTCACTGATTTAGCGGCACGTACAGCCCTATCATGGTCCCAGTTTGGTTCTGATCCTGTTATCAGAGATGGGGATTCAAACGCCGCTCAATTGGCAAACTTTAGGGATGGCTTGTATGAGTATGCCTATCTTCATGACCAGCTTAACCAAGCATTCCTGAAGTTTGACGTACCGTTTGATTATGCTGTAGGGACTGATTTAGTTGTAGGTATTCACTGGAGTCCAGGAAGTTCCACTGCCACTGGTAATGTGAGGTTTGGTTTAGAGTTCATTTACGCTTGGTCTTATGGGCCTGCCACTAATGCTGTGTTTGGTCCTTCTCAAACTATTTATATTACAGCTACACAGGCTAATGGAACTGCGTATGCACATTATATTAACTTTAATGATCCTGCTAATAACTTTCCCGCAGCATCGGTACAGCAGAATATGCGGTTCATTATTCGTATTTTTAGGGATGGTACAAACGTATTAGATACTTTCCCTGACCCCATCTTTATTATTGGAACTGACTTCTTCTATCAAACAGACAAGTTTGGTACTAGTAGTAAATCACCTCCATTCTAAGGAATAACTATGCCTAATATTAAACATGCCTTTGCTTCTGGTAAGGCAGATGGAGTAGATGCTACGCTGGTGCAGCCTAGTAATTGGAATGCTGAACACGTTGTAGACCAGTATTTGGACCTCCCAGACGTAGTCACGCCTGCAACTCCTTCTGCTGGCATTTTGCGTATGTTTGCCAAGACCAGGGCCAATAGGGCAACGCTCAACACCGTTGGTCCATCTGGCGTTGACGTTGCTTACCAGCCAGCTTTCTTTGGCAACACGATCATGATGTGGATGCCTAGCACGGCAGCCGCGCAAACCGCCATTGGTACAACCTACACCGCACGTAACGCAGGTACTGGCGCTGCACAGGCAACACCGACTAGAGCAACGACTAATGCAATGACGAGCCTGTCGCGGGCTACGTTTGGCACAGGCACAACTGCTACGGGTTCTTCAGGCACTGTGTCAACGTCACCGGCAGTTTGGCGGGGGAATTCGGCGGGCCTTGGCGGGTTCTTCTTCAATGCTCGTTTTGGAGTAGAAACTACTGCTTCCGACTTGAGAATGATCGTTGGTTTGTCGGCCAACATCGCAGCATTGGCTGGCGACCCTTCTTTGTTAGCCAATACTTGTGCGCTCGTTAAAGATAGTGCGGATAGTACGTGGCAGTTTGCGATGCGCAACGCGACGACGCTGACCAAAACCGCCAGCGGCTGCACGGTCACAGCGGGCCAGATTCTTGACCTCTTCATCTTTGCAGCCCCCAACAACGCCGGTACTATCTATGTGCGCCTGACCGATGCAGTGACGGGCACCATTTTCATGGACGATGTAGCGCTTACCAACAACTTGCCGGTCAATACCACGTTCTTATACATGAACGCCCAAGTTCAGTCGGTCACAGGCACCACGGCAAAACTACTTGCACTTAACAAACTATATCTGGAGCAAGACCTATGACATGGGATGTATTACAACATACTGATGGTTCTCTACAACTCATTGTCACTGGCGATCCTGTACCTGATGGTTGGGCAATTGTTGCAGTTACTTGTAATCCTGACTATATTGATTACATGATTTCCATCATGGAGTAAGTAATGGCACAAGCATTTGATTCAGGTGCTTTCTATAGTGGTGCCTTTGAGGCAGGCACGGCTGCTCTTGCCTATACGCTTGATGCTCAACCTGCCTCTTATTCCCTAACTGGTAGTGCAGCCACAACACTTGTAGGAAGGAGTGTTAACGCTGTTGCTGGCTCTTATGCTGTAACAGGGCAGGCAGCTTTAACGGCCCTACAGCGTGTTCTAGTTGCTTCAAGCGGGGCTAGTAGCCTAACAGGTGCTACAGCGTCCCTAGGAGCCTCTAGGAGCCTTGTAGCGGCATCTGGGGCTTACAATGTCACTGGCAGTGCTGTAACCTTCGTGGTTACTACTGCTATGGGCATGGACTTGCAGCCAGAAGCCTTTGACATCACTGGTAGCAATGCCTCTCTTGCCCGTACAAGGGTGTTCAATGCTGAGGCTGGTTCCTATTCTGTCACTGGTAGTGCTGCCACTTTAAGCAAAGGTACTTTCCTAGTAGCCTCTCCTGCCAACTACACCAATGCCTCATATGTAGACTTAGGGTATGTGGATCCTGGATATGTTGGAAATGACAATCCACCAGCATCCTTAATTGCCACTAGGAATCTAAATCTAGAGTCAGGTACTTTCAGTGTTACAGGGTCTAATGCAACCCTGATGTACATGAAGATGCTTAATGCGTCTTCAGGTAGTTACAACATCACAGGAGTTCCTGCCTCACTTGCCTATCCATATTGGCCCCTACCTTCACAGGTGGTGCTAGGTGTGGCTTATGGGCCTAATGGTGATGACTACGTTGGCACCTATGTTGACTTGGGAATCAAGATTGATATTGGCACAGGGGCCTTGATTAAACCCTTGTCATCTAAAACAGCAATTACTCTATAGGAATCTATATGCCTAAGAAAGTGTCTTTGAGGAAGGAGCATAAGAACCCTGAAGGGGGTCTTAATGCCAAGGGTAGGGACTATTACAACAGGGAGACAGGGAGTAACCTAAAGCCTCCACAGCCTGAGGGTGGGGCACGTAAGAAGAGTTTCTGTAGTCGAATGAGCGGTGTTAAAGGCCCCATGAAGGATGAGAAGGGGCGTCCTACCCGTAAAGCCCTTGCACTCAAGAAATGGAAATGCTAAAAACAAATGCGTACTACTGAACAAAAAGCAGATATTCTCTGGCGACGTAGGAACCTTAGTAGCTCAGGCACTGGTGTTGATTTATCAACTGCCACTGGTATCTTAGCAATTGCAAAAGGAGGTACAGGAGCAACTTCAGCCCCGGCTGCATTAACATCTCTAGGCGCTTATCCAGCAACAAACCCTAGTGGATTTACTTCTAACTTAGGAACTGTTACTTCTGTTGCTGCAAGTGTTCCTGCTTTTCTAAGCATTGCAGGGAGTCCAATTACAACAAGTGGAACCCTTGCAATTACTTATTCTGGTACTGCACTCCCTGTAGCCAATGGTGGTACGGGTATTACATCATTTGGAACTGGAGTTGCAACTTGGTTAGGTACTCCCTCATCTGCTAACCTTGCTGCTGCAATTACAGATGAAACAGGGTCTGGTGCTTTGGTATTTGGCACTTCACCTACTATTGCTTCCCCAACAATTACAGGAACAGGTACTGCTGCTTTTGGTAATCTTTCTTATACAGGCACTCTTACAGGTAATGGCCTCACTTTCCCTGCTACACAAGTACCCTCTGCCAACGCCAATACGCTTGACGACTACGAGGAAGGAACGTTCACACCGACGATTGTGGGGACAACGACTGCGGGGACAGGGACGTATACGACACAGGTTGGAACTTACACCAAGATTGGTAGGCTAGTACACGCAAAGGTTGCTCTTACATGGACAGCACATACAGGAACAGGGAACCTGCAAATAAACGGACTGCCCTTTACACCGGGGGCTGGCGGTCTTGGTAGGAGTGTAGGGTCATTGCAAATCGCCAACATAGTTTATACAGGAACACATCTTCAGGCCTATGTATTTGACTCAAGTACATCTATTTCCTTGGCTCAAGTGAGTTCTGGAGCAGCCGAAGCGGGAATAGCGATGGATACATCTGCAACCGTATATGTAACTGTTGCATACGAAGTCTAATCCTCATACCCTGGCTGGAGGGTCGGGGCAGACACTTGAAAGGAAACCAAATGGCACTCGAAAAGCAAACAGCGGTGGACCAGATCACCGCCATTGAGAACGGCAACGTGCAGGTACGCACGATCATCCGCATCGTTGAGGACGGAGAAGTCCTCTCGACCACCTACCACCGCCATGTGCTTCAGAAGGGCGACGACATCAGCGGCGAGGACGCCAAGGTGCAAGCCGTCTGCAATGCCGTTTGGATATAAGGAAACAAATGAATCCACTACTTATTGGCCCACTCCTAGACTTTGGGAGTAAGGTTTTTGACAAGGTGTTCCCTGACCCTGAGAAGGCTAATGAAGCCAAGCTAAAGCTCATGGAGATGGCTCAGAAAGGGGAACTAGAAGAACTAGCAGCACGTAGTTCAATCATCAAGGCTGAAGCCTCTAGTGAACACTGGATTGTTGCAGCTTGGCGTCCTATTCTTATGCTCACCTTTGGGGGTCTAATTGTTGCCCGGTGGCTAGGGTTCTCTGCACCAGGAATCTCAGAGGCTGAAATCCTTAAACTCTGGTCCATTGTTGAGTTTGGACTAGGTGGTTATATTGTAGGGCGCAGTGTTGAAAAGATTGTCCCATCAGTTACAGATGCTTTGAAAGGAAAATAAAATGCCAATGAACAAAAAAATGCTTGAGAACATGAAGAAACAATATGGTGAGAAGAAGGGAACTTCAGTTGCCTATGCTATGGAGGCCAAACAGAAGAAGGAACTCCCTAAGCGTGGGCAACGTACTGCTACAAACAAGAAGGGTAAGAAATAATGAGTAAGGCTCTTGTTAATAAAGTAAAACTTAATGACGTTGTAAGTATCACAGATTTTGGAGCTGTAGGGGATGGTGTTACGGATAACGCGGCTGTTTTGGCTGTTGCTATTGCCAGTGGGGCCAAGCGGATTTATGTGCCGTCAGGGATTTATGCTGTGGCATCCCCGGTAAGTGCCACATTGACCGCTGATCTGACGTTTGAGGGTGAGGGCGAATTTGTCTTTACTGGTGCCAACAACATCAACCCGATGTTTTCCATCCAGTGCGTCGGTTATTCACTGCAGTTGAGCGGCATCAAGTTCGATGGTGACGAGAAGATTGTGGGTGGATTGAAGATTGAAAACACAAACGCAATGGGCACTTCTGACCCGGTTTGTATAATTGACGGGTGTACGTTTGTCGATTTCAAGATGAACACAACCAGCATCTGGAATCTAGCTGCATATATTGCTGGCTCGTTTGAACGTGTCGAGATACGCAGCAACATTGTGCAAAACATTACCCGTGTTGCAGGTACAGGGAATCCTGGCGTCAACGGCACCACTGGCATTTATGTCTCGCAGTACGCAGCGGACAAGTGGGTGAAAAATTGCGTCCACACTGACAATAGTTACGTCAACATCTCCGGTGGAGATGCCGTTGACTCGTCTAATAACGTGGATTACGACGCCTTCAAGTTCTACGCACCTAACCCAACAAACAACAACAACATTGACGCCACGGTGTCAAGCTATTTGCCAGCCACCTGTCAATCGTTCGGAAATTCATACAGAAACTGCCGTGGACGCGCCATCAAGATTCAATCGCTGGCGCGGGTACACGGCGAAAAAATTATTCGTGATGCAGATTACACAAAATTTGACGGGTCTATTGAGATCAATCTGCAATATGGGGCAGGAACGGTTCGTGATTGTGAGTTCTTTTATGAAGACTATGCAGGACCGACATCACCAATTCAAACAGTAGGACACACTCTTGTTTCGTTTTTTCAAGGAAGCTGGTACGACGAAGATAACGGCGGTATTTCAGTGTCCGGGCTTCGTGTTTACAACAATATCAAAACAGGCGTCGGACAAAACATCACACAGATTGTGGGCGCGACAGTAGGTGCAGGGGTGTTGGCAAAAGACAAACCTCTTACACGACTGTCAGATATTGTTGTAAACCGCGGTGAAGTGGGGTGGTTGCTTACGTTGTCAGGAGACACAGGAGCAGATGGGTTAGTTGTTTTGGAAGATGTTAGTGTCCCTAAGCTGACTTATTCAGCAATAGGATCTCAATTTACAAACCCCGGCTTTAAGTTAATTGCTCGGGGCATTTATAACTTAGATGGGGTAACAACACCAGCAAACGCAAAGAAGTTTGTCACAAATATATCTCCAGCAGGAAATGACATCTCGTGGCTCGGGGTGCTGGATGGCCACGGTATTTATGGTTTCTTGAATACCTACAACCGGGGCGCTGATTTTAGCAGTGCGCCCTTGTTGGTAAACGCAGGGCTAACAGGCTCAGGTATTGGAGGCGCTGCATCAGTCCAAACAATTGGATTGGCTAATGACGCATCGCACACGTTTGACAGAAGGTTTTTTAATTCATCACGGGGATTAGTGCTTGTTTCAGTAAACTATGATTACACCACCCAAGGTATGTTTGCTTGTGGTTCAAACGGAGTTTATCAAATTGCCGCCCATGCTTCAGATTTGTTTAGTCCTTCAACAACTGGGCTTAACTTAGATACGGCAGGGCAGTTAAATCTTTGGTTTACTGGGGGATCCCTCAACGTAAAAAATAGGCTAGGCGCAACATATTATGTGACGGTTCTTTTTGTCGGATAAAAATAAATGCTTACCACCATCTCCACGACAAAGCTAACCACACCTTCTAACCTATAAAACACTAAGGCCCCTTTCGGGGCCTTTTTTATGTCCTACTTATTTTCAATCCTGACGATCTTCAGGCCAAACATAGGCGCTAATTCCAGGGGCGGGTGCTGTGAACGCTTCCATCCCCCAATGCGATAGCGAAGATATTTGCGTAGGGCTGAACGAACTCCCTCGTAAGTCATGAACGATACGCGCAATTGCTTGGGTAGACTGCCGTTCCTGCGTGTGATTTGGTACATCATTATTCAAAACCCTTTCAATGTAAATTGTTGCATCCATAAGTTCCTCTTGTAGATGCAGGAGCCAACCATGTAGTTCAATGTCACTACGCTCAGTGGTGACACCATATTTCTCAAAGCCCTTCTGAGCCCGGTGCTTATACTTTGAGATTACATTACTTACGTTTTCATCCTTCATTATTCTGGTTTCCTTAGCAGGGCTGCTGTCTTGTTCTTCTCTTCCTCTTGCTCTAGATACTTTCGTAGAAGAGAGAGGAATCCTTCTGAAATTAGAAGTCGTTGTTCCTCTTGTGTGATTTCAGTGAGGATAACAGTTGCACTACCATCCTCATGTTCTTCAATGTTTTCTACAATCATTTTCTTTCCTTAACGAATTGGGCAAGCACCCGTGGCACATTCATCACCAGCATCCATTTCAACACTCGAGATTGAAGTGATGAGGGTGGACTTAGCAACCATAGCCTCAAACTGTTCCTTGGTGATTTCCTCTAGGGGTGCCTGTTGGAAACCATGCTCACTATGCAGGAGGAACGAGAGACTCTTGTGACCATTCTTGTAATGCTTCTTGAGGTACTTCTTAATCTCAGGAAGTTCTTCCTTGCGGTAGTACACGGTGCAAGAGACACTATTGTCACTCCACACTTCCTGAAGCCACTTAACAGCCTCCAGTTGTGAAAGAGCAGTCATGTCTTTGGCCAATGTAGTACCTTCTGGATAACTGAACGGGAAGCTGACAACAACAGTCCCACGATCTTCAGTGCCATCAAAGTTACGTTGGTACTCAACGTCGTAACCGTGAGAACGACAAGTCTCCACCAAAGGATGATTAGATGCAATTCGTACCCTCCGAATCATATATTGAGAATAACCAGGATGCACACCGGGAGTAACACCAGGAAGCAAGCTAAGAGTTCCAGATGGCTTGACAGTGGTGAGTTTAATAGAAATAGGCCAGTCGTGCATATCGCTATACTTAGCATCGAAGTCACGAAGTTCTTCATAGGTGTCTTTTAGCCAACTCTTCTGCTCTTCACTAGCTTGCAGCACACCAGTGACACCAATACCCATACGCATATGCTTATGCACAATGGTCTGTGTCTCTTCGTGGTGGCACGGTAGCATTAGGCTGTGCTTGTTAATACGGTAGAGAAGTTTACAAACGTCTACGAACTCTTCTCGGTTTGAGATGTTGGGGAGGAAGACTTCTGCGAGGCAGCATGTCTCATAGTTAGCAAGAGATTGTTCAGCGCATGGGTTGTATCCTTGAACATCTGGATCTGCATATTTAGTTTCTCCAAGGCGTCCAACTTTGCGGCTGAGTTTAAGGTTGATAAGGCCATAAGGTTCGCCCTTGCCCTCATAACCATCCCAGAAGAATTCGTGCAGGTCAGAGATATCATCACATACCACGGAATTGTTGGACATGGCCCGCCATGAAGGGATGTTTCCCAAGTCCCATCGTTTAGCAAGTAGGTATTCAACATCATCAGCATCTCCAATTGCAATTTGAGCACTGCGGCGCACGTTACCTGCAACAACCACGGCACCAATGATGTTCATTACATCTAGCACATCAATGGGACGTACATTCTTGCCTGCACGTTTCTCAAGTACCTTGCTGATTTGCTCAATACCCCAGCAAAGGTCTTCTGGTCCAGAGGCAACACCACCAAAGCCCTTAATGGGGGCTCCCTTGCCACGAATCATCTTGGTGCTATAGGTGAAGGTTGCCTTCTTCTCACTCAGGAACGCTGCCTTGAGTGTCTTACCCAAGAGCTTAACCCATCCTTCACGCGAATCAGGAACGATGTAGTCAGCATCGTTGGTGTCAACCCGAGTTGGGCAAGAAAAAGTAGCATTGACATTAGGTAGTTTCTCAACATTCTTCCTCTGGATGTTATAGCCTACACCACTGCCAAGCATCAGCATATCCATTGCCCATGTGAAGGGACGAATAGGGTTGTCAACAGTTGTGAAGGCGCAATTCTGAAGGCTAGAGAGCCCTAGGTTATCCACAGTGGCTGTACCCATCTGCCACCAGAAACGTCCCGCTACGGACCCTTTAAGGCCCAGCAAATAGCCTCGTAGGCGTGTCTCTTCATCAGGTGTAAACCCTACATTCAGTTGCTTGTTGCAGCTACGTAGTACGCGCTCTACTGTCTCAGGGAACTCTTCAGTGCGGGAGTTAATATCCTGCTCGTCAACACGGCGACTATAGGTGCGCTTGTAAACAAGGTAGCCCAGAGTGGACCAAGGTGTCTCAATAGTTGTTGCCGGTGTCATCTTTATCTTCCTCTACTAAGTCTAGTTTTTCGTATACAACGCGAATAATACCAAGGTCAATCACAAACATGATGTTAGGTTGGTCTTGTCCTGGAAATTCAATTCCAATCATGAACCCTGTGATGAGTCCAAAGCTAAGTACTTTCATTCTTTTATTTTCCTCTCCGAATAAAGTTGTTCGACGGCGACGATTGTACGGATGATTGCCTTGGTTTCCGTGTCGAGGTCTTTCCAGACCTTAGAACCCCACCTTTTGCTTTTGAGGACTTCTTCAAATCCATAGAGCGTGTGCGTGTAGGAGGCTTCCTCCCAATCTTCAATAGACTGGTCTTCTTGGTTCTTAGGGATTTCTCTTCCCTTGTTTTCAACTTGTGACATGGTTTGCATAAAGCCTGTAGGTTTTCAATAGGACAAAATAACCTAGAGATGTAGTCATCCCATGTTGTAAACCCTTTAACGGGGTCTACAACAGGGACAATGTGGTCAATCTCTAGTCCCTTAGCGGTGAACAGTTTAGCGCAAGAATTACAGAAGTAGAGTTTTGCTTTACGTCCTGTTGCCTCGTTGACACCACTGCCGTGTAGTGCTGCTTCTAATGCCTTCCACTTGTTAGGGAACCTACGCATCCCACTACGTAGGGCGCTGACAACGAAGGCATTGAATCTCCCTTCAGTCCAATCAGGTACTGGACTCGTCATCTAGTACGCCAGGAAATGATGACAACGGGTTGATTTCTTGACCACGCTTACGAACAATGTCTTCTAGGGTGATGGTGTAGCCCCAGCATCCAGATAGAAAGTGAAGGAACTCTTCTACTACTTCGCTATAGGTGACATTTTCATCTAGTTCAATTGACAATCTTCGTGTTGTTGATGGCTTCTCTGGGTAGTCTGAATCAGTGAAACTAAAACTAAAATGTTTGGGATTAAGTTCGTTCATCGGTTATCTCCACTTCCTTTGATTGTATTACGTTGCTTGCGTTCAGTGAGTTTGTTGATGTTACCCTGCTGCACACTTTCCAATGACCATCCCATATCTGTTGAGAGTTCTGAGATGTGCCACATAACATCACCAAGTTCCTTGTGCAGCTTTTCCTTAAACTCGTCAGAGGTGTAGTCCTTACGGCGATACTTCTGATAACACGCTGCAACCTCTCCTGCTTCAGCTACAAGACCTAGAAGACAGGCAATGTGGTCATATTCAGGTAGTCGGAATGTCTTCGTTGCTTCCTGATATTGTTTACTTTCCATGTTTAGTTTCCTATTTAATGTTTATACAACATTTCCAATAATTGCTGTATAACTTGCGGGGAAATACCACTTAATCTCCGCAGCGATTAATGATGCTACTTGCCTTGTCTCTTCTTGTGTGTGCTTATCTAGGCGCAGCTTGAGCATATCACAGAAGGCCCCTAGTGTTCCGCTCCAAATCCAAGTTGTCATCATATTTTGAGGAAGAAGCATTCGGGCTTGTTCGGGGCAAAGTTCAGGGTTGTGTTTATATTCAAACAATAGGCGAGTATATGCTTCTTGAATCTTACCGAAAGAACCTGGACGCCATTCAAATTCTTCTTCACTACTACCCTGTTTTACATTGTCAGCTTTCTTACGCCACTTATCAGGGAAATAGAACTCTGGTTCCTCATCCACATAACGCCTGCTCACTTCATTCCAAGGGAGGAACTTATGCTTCACAAGCTGCCGTGCTACAAAGATTGGAGCCTTAACACGGAAGGACAGGAAGGCATGGTTGAATGGGCTGGTGTGCTTATGCTTGGCAAGATATTGAATGAGCTTCTCATCCCTTGCAGATAGATCGCCATCCTCTAGTTCACTCTGCTTGGAGAATGAAACCCTAGCTGCATTGACAACACTGAGGTCACTACCGCAGCGGTCAATTAGGTCTACTTCAATCTGTGCTGTTTCCATTTTTAATTGGTTTCCAAAAGGGATAAGGGAATTTGTAAACTTTCATTGCTCTAACACATTCCCAGCAGACAGGAGGTGCATCATCAATGCTTATCCTAGGTACTGGGTTGTAATCGCAGCTATCGCAATTCTTTACAAGTTCGTTTACGTTAGTAGAGTCTTGGATGTTTTTCTTCATGAATGAACTCTTTGATTTCCTCTAAAGCTTCTTCATACCGGGTGTCGTTAATTATCTTTTTCGGTTTCGTCCCAAAGGTCTTCCTCGGTTCCGGAGTCATCCCATAAGGGCTCTTCTTCTCCGTATCCTTCCCAGGCTTCTGATTCATCATCTTCATTTAGATCATCTCTTTCTTCAATGTCACGTACAAAGATTCTTGGGTGCATATCAACTAGTCTATCAGGGAACAAGTTTATCAAGTCCTCAATGCTAATCTCCAAGAATGTTGTTAAGTCTTCAGGAGATGTAAAAGTATCGTTGCAGAATTCCCACATCTCCGCTAGTTTTTCTGCATAAGGTTTCTTCATTTCCCATACTTCCTCTGTAAATATTCGATGCTTAGAAACAACTCATCGAAATATCCATCCTTCACATCATTAAGTACAACTAGGCCCCGCCAATGTCGATTGCTTAGTTGATCCATGTACCCCTCATCATGCAGGTAGTAACTTCCAGCGATGATTGAGATTAGAGGCTTACCGTCTGCCCTCTTGCCATAAGCCACCTGCTTGCCTTGTTGGTGCCCAGCAATGCAACTCATGTGCAGTTTGGAAATTATAACACTAGCACTACTTGCAGGACGGCCCATAGCACCGACAGGCCAATAGTGATTAAAGCCAACGCCCCCGATAAAAACAGGGGAGAGGAACCCATGTACTTCCCAGTCTTTCTCATACTCCAAGTCCTTTACACTGATTACACCCTCAAGCATGGGGTTGTTGTTCACTGCCCTATCAATGCGGTTCTCATGGTTGCCTAAGCACATCACCATGCGGGGCCTGTAAACCTTATCCTTGTTCTTCTTCTGCTGCTCTTGCAGGGCTTTTAAGGGGGCTAGGAGAGCTTTGTTTGCCTCCTTGGCTACCTCAACATCCTTCTTGTACCTAAGCCCCTCAAAGTACTTGCTACCTGCCTTGTCGTGACTTGAGAGGGAGGGCATATCAGCAAAGTCACCAATGTTCACCACAACATCAGGTTGGTATTGTGTGATTGCTTTACCTGCCCATGTGAGGTGCTCCAATGGAACTCCCTCTTTCACTTGACAATCTGGAATAACCAGGATTTTCATTATACAAGCTCCGTTACTCTTGGTGTGTCAACAACTTCGACTAGGAACACAGGGCCATCTGAATACAGGAAGGTACGCATCTCAGGCCAGCATTCCTTCTTGAAGGGACAATAAGAACAACTGGTGCAGAGTTTTGTATTCTTACTGGTCTTGCTCTGAGGTACGGGACTTAAACGTGGAATGTCTTTTAAGTCCTTTGTCACGTTTTCTACTGCCTGAGATGCCCCAGCTAGCACACTTTTCTCGTCTACAGAGATAGGGTACCATCCTAGGTGGCCTAGCTCTTTCTGGATTGTAAGAAATCCCGGATTCGAGTATCCAAGTGCGACGGCATAACCCCCTAGTTGCATCTTGTATCCAAAAGGGTCTTCTTTCAGACCATTCTTGAATTTCTCTTCGCCATACTTCGTCGTAGATTTTACGTCCACTAGAACGCCGTCTACTACAGCATCGATGCGCCCTGATATTTTCCATCCGCTAGATAACTCCAAAGTGGCTCGTCCTTGTTGGTCAGAAACACTATGCCCGGACGCTTCTGCAAGACTGAGTACAAGATTCTCAAGAACATCACCATAGAAGAACTTAAGTCTCGTGTTCCCGTCAATGCCTTCGGCAAGTTGGGGCGAGTTAATCCTATAGTGGAGCTTCCTAGGGCATGGATCACCCACTTCACTAAAGTAGAGCGTCTTTGCTGGTCTTTCTTTAATCGTGTTTGCTTTCGCATATACGTTCTTCAAGCTCTCTGTTAAATCCAAAGGACTGAAGGTATTTGAAGTTAGCTTACCCTCAAGGGTGGCATAAATGTCAGCTACCAGAGTATCTATTTTCTTCATACGATTGGACTCTTTGTTGTTGCTGCTGGTGGTGTTGGTGTTTTAGGGGGTTTCATTTCAACGCATAGTGTTTTTATTTGTATGGGGGCAAAGTCTTTAACTGCTTGCTCTTGCCCTGCCATACACGCCTGCATTGAAGGAAACTTCGCTGTTGTTCCTTCAAGGCCCCCGGAGGGGCTGAAGAACAAGACAACTAGTACGTAGAGGGTCACAGGGCTTCCTCTAGCGCCTCAAGTACAGCACCTTCTCGTGCCACTAGCTCAGTGATGACAACACCACCACGAGAATTGACCACCGGGCCTTTACCATGTGCCTTGGCAAACTTGTGATCGTATGAACCTGACACCTCGATTACAGCCTTGGTGCCGTTGCCAATGTTCTGAGGATCCACAATGTTTCCAGCATCATCCTTGAATTCCCAGGCATAGAGGGATTTGGCATTGAAGTGTAGGCCATAGTCAGGCTTCTCTGGGTTGGTCTTTAGCTTGATGCCGTAGTCTGCTGCTAGGCGCTCTGCTGCCTTAGGGGATACGTTGCAAACAGTGAGCTTGTACTTCTTGTTACCAGCATCGAATGCTGTGTTGATAGTGACTGCATCGTTGATCCAGAACAGTTGTGCGTTGATTTTGAGTGCCATGTTATTTCCTTGTGTTGATATTAGTGAACGTCGTACCAAGTATCCCCGATCTTGTACTCCGCGCCTACTGGGCAGCGGAACCCCAAGACTTCTCCTGCTTTAGCGGCGCATTCTAGCGCAATCTTCCCAACAATGTGTGTTGTATTTTCATCTACTTCAAATTCCACCTCGTCGTGACTGTAGTTGATTTGTTTGTAGGGGATGGTCTGTGCCGTTAATTCCTCATTCATCAGCACCATCCATTGCTTTGACACGATTGCACCAGCACTTTGCAAAAGAGTATTCAGGGCTGCATGAGGGCTTCTAACCCATACACGCCTACCATCTAGGCCAGGAATGTGACCCCTCTCTGCAAGTTTAGCCACCTTATCCTGCAACTTCTTGAGTGCAGGAGTTTGCTTGAGGAAACTGTCAATGAGTTTAGCTCCTACCTTGGCATCCCCGTTGACAATGGAGCCAATCTTAGCTGGTCCTGCCCCATAGAGTAGAGCGTAGATGAAGGTTTTAGCTTGTGCTCGTGTCTCTAGTCCTGCTGCATGTTGGTTCTTTGTGTGAATGTCTCCTTCAAGTAGTTCACGTTGGTATTCCTTGTCTTGCATGTAGTGCGATAGGCACCTGAGTTCAATGCCTGATAGGTCAATTCCTACAAGTTTCTTACCCTTGGGCACTGTCCAGCACTGGCGCATCTCCTTACCGTAGGGAACTGTAACCCCTGCCACCTGACTCATGTTGGGCTTAGAGTGCGTACAACGCCCTGTAACGGCTCCAATTGAATTGACGTACCCATGTACCCTATCATCCTCTTGCGCCTCTTCTAGCCAGCTTTTAAGCTGACTGATGCGCTTCTGTAGCATCAGGGACTCATTAACTAGTTTAGCCTCAGGAATGTCAACACCATCTAGGGTGCCTTCATCAACAATCCACTTGCCGCTAGGTGTCTTGAGGGTAGGTTTCCACCCTAGTTCCAATAGTCTCTCGGCAATATGGTCCCTGCTATTGGGGTTGAACTCAACCACCTTGTCCTTGAGTGCCTTGCCTGTCTTCTCAGAGGTACGCTTAATAACCTTGGGTTCCCACTTGGTTTGTAATTCCTTGAGGATGGTGGCGCTACGGTCTTCTAGTGTTGCCAGTAGCGTCATTGCATGGGGTAGGTCAAGGAGCCATCCATTGCGCTGTTGCTGGGCTAGGATGTGTTGCACCTTGTATTCCAGGAGAATACTTTGTGCTGAAAATCCCATCTTCTGAAGGTTTGTAAGCGTTGTATCGTAAACCTTCTCAAGTATGAGTACATCTGTCTTGTTATATTCAATCAAGGCATCCATGTCAGGGTTATCCCACTCATTGTAGTCACCCTTTGGAAATCCTAGCCTCTCGCCCCAAGCAGCAATGGAGTGACCTCCTTCCATGTCAGGCTTGTACAAACGGCTAAGTACAAGGGTGTCAACTTGATTGGCAGCGGGGATGTATAGGCCCCATACAGATGCGAGTATATTAAAATCGAATGCAATGCCATTGTGTGCTACTACGTTTTGCCCCTCAATAATTGGGGACAGAGTTGAGGGGTCTAGGTGAACTTGTACATTGCCACCCACTTTGGTAGTGCAACACCAAATATGTGAGTGCCTACTGTTGGTTTCAATGTCTAGAAATACCATTTTATAAAACTTCCTCTGGTGGTTTAGCTGACTCAAACAACTTGCCACTTGCAGCATCATAGCGCAGGAAGAATACTTCCCCAGTGGCTTGACCAGTGTAACGGTCCTTCAGCACACGAAACGTAGTAGTTGACCGTACAACAGGGTCTTCTGCCTGCTTGTCCCTCTCAAGGCCAAACATATAGTGACTCCATCGTGCAATGGATCTACTTCCAGTGAAGTCACGTTCACGTACACGAGCACCTTCCTCATGGCTCTTCCCGTCTGCTGGTGTAGAGAGGTGACTGATGAAGTGAATGATGAGGCCATCTGCTTGTGCCAGTGAGGCCATATCTGCCATCAGTCGGTCAAGGCTTCGACGTTCATCCTCTGCATCTGCCGTGAGGGCAGTTAGGTGATCCAGATAAACCATGCGGATACCTAGTGCCTTCTTCATATACCTAATCTTAGCCTTGATTGTGTCCCATTCCTTGCTGCCAAAGTGTTCAAACAGCCACAACTTGCCACTAGTCTCAAGGCTTTCAATGGACCCTACATACTCTTCACGAGTGTAGTTAGCACCAGGAATATGATAAAGCTTGCCATCCAGCTTGCCACAGACCCTCGCCACAGTTTCAGTAACGGGTTGCTCCAGATAGATGACTCCGACAGGCTCACCAAGGGCAGCAATATCGTAAGCAATAGACTGAGTGAACACATCAGTTTTACCCACGCCAACACCTGCACCAAATCCATAGAGTTCTCCCTCTCGCCTACCATGTGTTAATTGCGTCAGAGTATCAAAGCACCAAGGAATACCTTTCTTCTGAGGGGCTAGTAGCCTCTCCTTAATATCTCCCACAGACACAATGCCCTCTGGCCTATACCCTTCAGCGTGAACAAAGGCATTTACATACTTGGCACTAGATTGTTTCATCAGGTATTCATTGGCATCCTTGAATCCTTGAGAATGCTTGATTACCTTAGCCTTAGAACCAAATAAAGCAGCTACTTCTTCTGTGGCCTTTTGTCCCGGTTCATCACCATCGAACGCAATGACAATAGAGTCAAACGAATCAAGCCATTCAAACGCCTCTTGACAATCCTTAATGGCACTTCCAGCACCATTACGTACTGATACACAAGGGATCTTAGCCCCCAACATTTGATAGGACGCTGCGGCATCATATTCCCCTTCGGTTACACAAACAACCTTACCACCTGAAGGGAAAATATTCATTCCGAATAATCCCTCACCCTTGCCATGAGGCCAGGAAAAACCCTTGTCTAAGGTTCTTCGTTTCTCCTTTTGATTAGGATAAATGAATGACACAACACCAGTATCTTTATTCTCAAAGATGTTATAGGTTCGTAGTGTGTCATTATTTAAGCATCGATCTGAGAGATTGGACATTATTACTTTCTTTTCCTTGGGGTTATCGGCTTTTCCAGCCTTATGACATGAGAAACAGAACGTACCGCCATCATCATAGAGTGCATTAGCATCACTAGAATGACATATAGAACATGAGATGTGTTTTATGAACATAGAGTATCTCTTTCTTTCAATAAAGGAATATAGTAATAAGGTTTAGTATTCTTTTTCTTATATCTATATTCTTTTACTTATATATACTTAAGAGAAAGGGTAGCACTATGATCTTTTGTGTGTCAAGGGGCGGTGTGTTGCATTTCTACATCACTTGTACATAAGTCATGTGAATTTGGAACATTGAATTAAAGGGGGCTAGGAGGCTTCAGGAGGGCTTCAAGCTACCCTAGTGGCCCCTAGCACGAACAAACGCCTTCTAGCCCTCTTTAAATGCCTCCTAGGAGCTTTCATAGCAGAGCAGTTCCCCATGCTTCCTTGTTCTGCTGCTTTTCCTTCTCTTCCTTCCTCTCCTTTGCAACTTCAGACTTATCCTTTTGCAAAGGGTTCCCATGTTCACACACACTGACGAGGAAAGGCCAGTTTAAAGGGACACGACACCCACATTTCATGTTCATCATTCATCCCCATCAGAGCCAAACATATCATTCCACTCTGCATCTGTTACCCCGGTCATCAGGAACTCCCTATGTGATGGGGACAGATTAGGGAAAACATCCTGGATTAATGCCCTATTCTCGACATTCCACCATTGGTTGACCCATACATTATATTGACTCTGACTGATTGGAATGTCCATTTCGTTTAGATTCCCGGTGAATTGACTTACTTTCTTGAAAATCATCACATTTCCTTATGTGTGTTGGATTTGAAGACTATATTGTTGCAAGAAACGCCTACAAATATTGCATGGGGCTGCATTCATTGGAACCCCATGCTTGTTATACCGCATCACTACCATTTTTACAGCCTTACTCATATCCCTACACCTTACAATTGCGTCAATCTCAGCGTGTAGGAATACTTTGTAGGGTTCCCCTGCTGCTTCTGCTGCTTGAGCTTGCAGGGGATGCGTCTTGGTATAGGAATTCCTCCCTATACTCAAGGGACGCCCCCGTTTGTCAAACAGGATTGCTGTAATATTGTGCATCTGTTTCTTCGTCACCATATGTCACAGACCCTAGCAGTGCCAGTGCCTGAATCAATAGGGATTCAATGTCCCCAACATCACGGATATAGGGATCATCGTCAATCTTAGCCAACATTATATTGAGGGTTTTTTCCAGGTATTCCATTGTAGATACATGATCCCCTCGGATATCCTGGAGTTGATACTTGAGCATGAGGGCATACTGTTTCCAGTTTTGTTCAGCGATCATTACAGTTCTCCTTTAATGAGGAAACAAAGTAGAAGGATTATAAACACCGAGAGGAAGAACATTATGTTGCCTTAGCATTAAACAGCAACGCACCCTCGCACGACACCGATAGAATGGATTCCCGATTGATTGCACGATAACCATTAGATTGCATATCAAACACAATCAGGAATTTCTCACGGTCGAGGGTACATTCACCACCCCGTAGGTGTTTCTTGACACCAAGACGAGCATTCATCTTGCGAATAGAACCATCCTTCTTTACAAATTCCACTGTAAAGAACTTACCATTTGTATTTTCCAGGATTGCAGAGAGGAACGACATATCATCACCTTAGTGTTACGGGCAACATGCCCCCATAACCCTCACGCAAAGGGTTATAGGTGCCGGTCAACCCTTGAGCATATCCTTTAGCTCTTGCTTAAGGGTTTTTGCTTTCTCTCCCTTAAAGGATGACGCATTCGCTAGGAAATAGATAACCACGCTACGGCCGGAATCAAATCCATAGGATTCATTCACACTATCGAGTCCTTTCATAGCATCGAGATAGGGTTTTGCAGCATAGTTTACCTTAACTCCCCATTCCCGCTGAATTTCATATGCGATTGCGCTGACGTTTCTCATAATAATTTCCTTTCAGCTTAAATAGTGTCAGCAGAGACAATAGAGATATTAAATCCGAAGCCTCCCCAGTTAATGAAACTTGCCCTAACATTCCTGGCTTCCTCGATTGTGTTGCAGTAGAGATGGGCTGTTTCTTTACCGTGATTAATAACTACGATGTAAGACATTATTTTTCCTTTCAGTTTAGGACAATTTGATCCGAATAACCTTGTTCATACTCTTACCATGTGCCGGGTATGCAATGACGGAGATTGCCTTATCGTAACAAGCTCGGCATCCTGAGCATTTACCCTCATTCTCATATGCTTTGCACAAGGTAACTTGCGACGGGTCAACCCTGCTATCGGGAACAATGACGGACCCATGCAGACCCTTTACGTATTGACCCACAATGCTATCACTTGAGAATCTAACCTTGACATTAGGGAGCGAATCCATCTTTTCCAGAATGGCCTGGAATTTAGGGAATTTTGCCATGCGTGTAGGCACCCAGTGTTTAACCCACGTGGTACGTTTCATGACTTCGAGCATCTTCTCTGCAAGCCCGATAGCATACACGTCACCAGAATCGAACCATCGGAAATAGCGGTCAGAATCCAATGCCTTAACCATATCGTCAACCCATGAATCGCGTGTCCAATCCTCTTTGTTCTCAATACGGGGTGCCTTGACGTTCGGGTACCTATAGTTTCCAGTAGTGGCATAACATCCTTTACATGCGTCCACAAGAGAACCGTTGACCATTGAACCCGGGCATGTATCTAATGCCTGCAAAGACCAAGAGCGGATTCCGTCGAGCTTTGAAGTTACAGAGATGCGAATTGACATGGCATAGACCCTATTGAGGTTTAGCGAACGAGAACGTCAAGCCCATGCATGATGAGCACGAACAAGGCACCAGATAAGACTACAGCGCAGAGAAGGTCGAGGAGTGAATCACGCATGACATTATCCCTTAGCGTAGTTGCGGAGGGTTTGCAGATAATCTGCCCTGTTGCCGTGGTTCTTGATGTTGCCTTGCCAAGCAACGACAACGATGCCACTACGTTTCTTGACACCTAGAAAGACACCCTTGTTGTCCGTGGTGCCGGCATACACGTGTTGTCCGGGTTGAATGTGACGCATAAGGGCGTGAGGGATTTCCCAGATATTGAAGGCAGGTTGGTATTGCATGCTGTTCCCCTTGGGGTTTGTTGCGGTGAAGAAATTGTTGCCCAAGAATTACCAAGACAACATAGGGCAAACCCTAAGATCAACACAAAAGAAACTATCGGAGTCATTGACAAATTCTATTGGCCCTGGGCAACTAGATAAGTTACTCACGCGTACGCGCACGGGCGCACATGTTCCTAAGTTACCGTTAGCATTGGGGATTTTAATGCAAATGAGAATCATTCTTGTTCGCATTGGCTGGGTGATGCTGGGTTCTCAAGTGTTAACACATATGTTATAACGCCAATGTATTATATAATACCCCTGCATACTCTTATATAAGACACATGACCAGTAGTATATAAGACATAATAGTACTCTTATATAAGACATAATAGTACTCTTATATAAGACCTGGCCTATTAGGGTAAACAATATCTAGGGTAAACCCTAATAATACCCGGGGGTACCAAGGGGGTGGGGCTCGAGGGTTTATATTGCATAGCCCCTTGAATATCCCTCATAGAAATTATGGTGTCACAAAAGTACCCCAGAAATAACAAAGGGGCCTCAAAGGGCCCCTAATGTACACATTAATTAAATACTTATAAATTGTTCACCTAGGAAAATTACTAGACACACTTTTCCCTTAAACCTAAAGAGAGCTAGTCTTTAAGTTTTAGGGAAATCTAGCAATTCAACTAGATGAACAGGAGTCCAAGGTACATGGACGACGTGTCACCTGAGGGATCACTGAGACTCTAGGAACTCAACCATTCCTAGAACAAATCCCCCAGGCGTTAGCCAATTCTGAGGGAAAAGTACACTTTGGCGTCCATCTATAAACCCCACCCGTTGTTAAGAAGTGGCAAAAGTCAATGGAACTGAGACGTTAGAGTAAAAGAATCAGGGAAAGTTCCTTAGATTGGAAAATAAAAGGATCCAATCAAGGAATTCTTTTTCAGTGAATCCTGCTTTAGCCATGTTGCACTGTTTACAACAAGCTTGAAGATTTGCTTTTTTATGCTCTCCACCTCTAGACAGGGGAACAATGTGATCTATATGGCCTAAATCAATACAGTTACAGGGGCGTTTGCAATAAGCACAAGGTGTTTCAGGAATCGTCTTAATAAAAACTGCAAGCCACTTTTCATCGAAGTCAGATTCTAAAAATTTTTTTGGGTATTTTTTGTTAATCCCGGCTTGATGGGACTTGGCTCTACGTTTATGCCAGTTCTTTTCCTCCCACTCAGGATAGTGGTTGTAACTGTCTCCATGAAGTTCTTTACGCCTAGCTCTTTTCTTAATGCCAATTGCTTTTCGTTCTTCTGGCGTACGTTTATCCCACCATGTCTTCTGATGTTCTTTATTCTTTTTAGCTGAAGGCTCTTTAGCAATCATGCTATAAATATTTAGTGTCATTTGTTCTCCTATTAGAACTATATATTTTGTAACCTAAGGAACTTTCTTAACTTATTTTACTCTAAATGATAAGAAGAAAAGTAGTAAGCCTTATGCTTAGATCACTTTGAGCTCAAATAGTTCCCTAAAACTAATATTTATTTTCATCCCACAGGAACCTAAATGGCAAAGTTAACCTTAAATACAATTGGTAGTCGTTATGGCAGCATTGATGCGCTTAACGATAACTTTGATGCCATTGAACAGGCCCTGGAGAATACCTTTAGCCTAGATGGCACCATTCCTAATGCCTTAGAGGCTGATTTAGACCTAAATAACAATGACATCCTGAATGCTGGGGAAATTAGTACTGATACCCTACGTATTAATGGTGTGTTAGTTGAACCTACAACTGGTGTCACTGCTGGTGCTGCCTTCCAAACCTATGAGTTTACAGCTACAGCAGGACAAACAACCTTCTCTGTCTCTCCTGCAACCCCTTATAACGCCTCTATTGTAGTCATTGTTAATGGACTACAGCTTTCTCCTGCTGAAGTATCTGTTTCTGGTACTAATATTATTACCCCCGCCCTCACTGTAGGGGATGAGGTTGTTATTCGACGTTATATAGCAGAACCAGTAGCTGCACCTGATGCCACAGAAATAAACTTTATTCAAGCTGGTACTGGTGCTATTACTCGTAATGTGCAGGAAAAGTTACGGGAGATTCCCACACTTGCAGATTTCAACGCGGGAACTTATTATGCCGAGAAAATAGCGGGCCCAATCTTACGTAATACATCGCTTGAAGCAACAGGAACAGCAGTAACCCTTGGTGCAGAGGTTAGAACTAATTACACAGGCAACGCACACGCAGCCGGAACAGTTGGCACAGTCACGATTCCACTGACGATTGCGGATTTTACCTTGTACCGAATCACGTTCACTCTGTCTACCACAGTCAACGGTAATGTTGCAATCACGGTGGGGGGCGTCAGCATCTTTGATGACTACCCCGCTGGCCTTTTCTACAACACCGACACGATATTGGCAGATTCAATAGAGACTTCTCCAATTTTAAGTTCAACAGTATTTAGTTACGTCTACTTGTCGCGCAGTGGCTATAGCACTCCAACAAATATTGTATTTACTACAGATACGCTATGGGGGGGTAGTCTATCGGGTATCAGTGTAGAAGAAGTTAGTGAAATTGAGATGTCATTGGCAATGGCTAGTCAAGACGATCCACTATTACGTCAGCCTATTGGTCCCCGCACTCTTAAACTTGAATATGGAACTATTGGATTTGGCGACCGTTTGACAGTGGGTTCTATTAAGGCCCCAGCAAGTGCGGGTAATGGTGCGTGGAATACAGCCTTTGGTGTGCGTAGCCTTGCAAGTATGAATCAAGGTGTGCAGAACGTGGCTATTGGTCCAATGTGTATGATGTATACCGAAGGAAGTCATAACACTGCTCTTGGTTATAGTGCATTAAAATTTTCCGTAAAAGGGCAAGAGAACACGGCGCTTGGTTACAAGTCTTTTGCAGCAAACGGAACAGGTAGTGGAAATACGGGAGTAGGTTTTCGCACAGCAACAACGCAACTTCGTGGTGCTTATAATACTGCAATTGGACACACAGCTTTGCCAAGCGTTCAAGCAGGAGATTACAATACTGCAATTGGATATAGGGCGGGTATTGTTAATATTGCAGGGTCTACAAATACCTACGTTGGTGCCTTGGCTGGATATGACACGGGTGGATCAGGCTCATACACAGGGCAAGTAGCCATAGGAGCGGAAACCCGTGTTTATGGAATTGAGTCCGTATCTATTGGACATCTTGCAAACGTAGGTACAACTGGTGCTCCTATAGCTAATGCAATTGCCATTGGTTATTTAGCTAGCACAACTACAGCCGCAACAACAAAAATTGGCAATGGGCACACTGGCACCACATTAAGCGGAAAGCCTTTTTACAAGGTTAATTTTGTTAGTGACGCAACGGCAACAGGAATTACATATACCGCTGCACAGTTTGTAGCAGCCTCCTTACTAACTCGCACAGGACCAACAGGACCTGTAACAGATGTAACTCCCACTGCGGCTCAAATTGTTGCTGCAATTCCTGGATGTGAAGTAGGAACTGGGTATGACTTATGGATTCGCAATGGCAGCACAGGCACAATTACAGTATCTGGTGGAGCAGGCGTTGTAGTAAGTTTTACAAACACTATTACCGCAGGAAATACACGACACTTTAAGGTTAATGCTATTAATATTACACCGGGCTCTGAATCGGTAAATTTGGTGTGCATTTCACAAGCTGCAAATTAATACGTATTTTAATAATAACTAATTAAATAACACAAAATGCTACCACTAATTGCTCACGACAAAGCCAACCATTACCTCTATGGTTCTGTTATTGCCCTAGTAACATTCTTAGTGGCATTTAATATTCCTAGTGTTGCTGTATTTGCATCAATTGCTGCCTTAATTGCTACAACCATTATGGCCGTTGCTAAGGAACTATATGACAAGTACAGTGGAACAGGTACCCCAGACTTCTATGACATTGTTTATACAGTTGCTGGTGGTATTGTTGTCCTTCTCCCTGTTTCATATGCTACTTGGGTTCCATGAAAATGGAACTGTCACAAGATGACTTTAAGCGTTTAGAAAATAAAGTCGATAAACTCACTGATGCTGTAACACGACTTATTCTTGTTGAAGAACGTCTTTCAACACAAGGTGTTCGTATTGGTAGTTTAGAAACCAGAGCAGCCCTTTCAGAAACAGCAGTACAAAGGGTTGATCGGAAAGTAGATAGTTGGGTTAATAGGGGTATTGGTGTTTGGGGTTTAGCTGTTACAGTATTTGCTCTCCTTCAATTTGTATCTAAAGCATTTGGTAATCCATAATCATGCGCCTTATTAAAGTAGTATGGGAAGATGCTTGTGAACTAGATGGTAGTCCTTGGGTATTTAATACTGAAGAAGAGTTTGCTGATAGTTGTGTAGTAATACAAGTTGGCTTTGTACTTGAAGACAATGAAAAGCATGTTGTATTAACACACTCCTATACCAAGGATCAAGTTGCCCGTAGGAATTTAATTCCCAAGGGTATGATTACTGAAATTATTGAATTAGGTGACCACTAATGTCTAATGTTCTCCCTGTTGTTGGTGATGATTGGCATGAGATTTATGTGAGTCTCCGTGACCCTAGTGAATACCAACCTGCCATTAGGCTTGCTGGTTCTTGGGATAAATGGCAACGTGTACGTAAGAGTGTTCGTTATTCTGCAATAATTGATGGGTGGGCAGAAGAGGTTGAGGCGCTACTTGCCAGTGAAGCCATTGAAGCCATGAAGGCACACGCACAACAACCTGGGGGCACAGCAGCCGCTAAATGGCTCGCAGAGAAGAGTTATAAGGACCGTAAGGGGGTAGGTAGGCCCAAGAAGCTAGAAGCGCCTGTAGAGGCTTCTGGAGCCTCCCAGAGGGTATCTGAGGATGCTATGCGCCTCTTTGCTGTTAAGTAAGGAACTTTATGCCTTACATGAAAAAAGATCCAAAAACGGGAAAATCTGTACGTGACTACGGTCGAGAAAGAGACCTATATCACTCTCGTCCTGAGCAAATGGCTAACAACCGTGCCCGTAAGAAGGCTCGTAGGGAACTAGAGGCTGAGGGGAAGGTTAAACCTTTTGATGGTAAAGATGTAGACCACAAGACCCCATTAAAGCGTGGTGGTGGTAATGGCAAGGGCAACCTACGAGTACAGAGTAAGACAACTAACAGAAGTGTTGCTAAGACCAGTGGCAATCGAATGAAGAAGAATGGCTAG